CGACGCCCTCGCCTCCGACGACCCCAAGGTCGCCCTCACCGCCCTCCGCAACCACCTCGCCGAGGTCATCGCCCTCGACCCCGCGCCGCGCGACCTCGCGCCGCTGGCCCGCCTCCACCGCGACGTCGTCACGACCCTCGCCGACCTGGGAGGCCCCCAGGAAGGAAGCGCCGCCGATGCCATCGCTGCCGCCCGCGCCGCTCGGCGTGCAGGAGCCCCGGCTCCTCGTTAGGCCCCAGGCCCTCATCTCGTCCGCCGACGAGGTCCGCGACCTCGCCGCCGCCTACGGCCTCATCCTCGACCCCTGGCAACACAACCTCTCCGAGGCCTTCCTCGGCGAGCGCGAGGACGGGCGCTGGGCCTCGCCGCTCTGCGGCACGAGCGTCCCCCGCCAGAACGGCAAGAACGGCTGGGTCGAGGCCCGCGAGTTGGCCGGCCTCCTCCTCTTCGGCGAGCGCCTCATCATCCACTCCGCCCACGAGGTCAAGACGGCCCTAGAGGCCTTCCGGCGCATCCGCTCCTACTTCGACAACTACGACGACCTCCGCCGGCTCGTCAAGGCGATCCGCACGACCAACGGCGACGAGGGCATCGAACTCCTCTCCGGCCAGCGCCTCCGCTTCATGGCCCGCTCCAAGAGCAGCGGTCGAGGCTTCTCCCCCGACACGCTCATCCTGGACGAGGCCCAGGAACTCGCCGAGGAGACCTTCGCCGCGATCCTGCCGGCCACCTCGGCCCGCCCGAACCCCCAGATCATCCTCCTCGGCACCCCACCCGGCCCGCGCAACAACGGCGAGGTCTTCACCCGCCTCCGCCTCTCGGCGCTCGCCGGCAAGGACGCCTCCGTCGCCTGGGCCGAGTGGTCCGCGGACGACGACCTCGACCACGACGACCCGGTCGCCCTGGCCCAGGGCAACCCCTCCCTGGGCATCCGCCTCACCGAGGAGACCGCGAGCCGCGAGCGCGCCGCCCTGGGCGACGACGACTACGCGCGCGAGCGCCTGGGCAAGTGGGACGCCGAGACCAAGCGCGGCGTCATCCCGCTCGACGTCTGGGCCACCCTGGCGTCCGACCAGCCCACCTCCGAGCGCGAGGTCTCCATCGCCCTCGACGCCGCGCCCGACCGCTCGACCGCCTCGGTCGCCCTGGCCGGCTGGCGCGATGTCGACGACCGCCCCCAGGTCGAGGTCATCCGCCAGGCGGGCGGCGTCGCCTGGGTCGCCGACTACGTCGCCGGCGTCGTGAGCCGCCAGCGCGTGCGCGCGGTCGTCGTCGACTCCGTCGGCCCGGCTGCCTCGCTCATCGAGCCTCTCCGCGCCCGTGGCGTCCTCGTGACGACCACGAGCGCCTCCCAGGTCGCCCAGGCCTGCGGCGCGTTCTACGACGCCGCGATGGCCGACGCGCTCCGCCACATCGACCAGCCCCAACTCACCACGGCCCTCGCCGCCGCGCGCAAGCGCAACCTCGGCGACGCCTGGGCCTGGCACCGCAAGGACACGACGGACATCTCGCCTCTCGTCGCGTCGACCCTCGCCCTCTGGGGCCTCACGTCCACCACCGTCGCCCAGCCCAAGGCCGTCAAGACGCCGAGCATCTCGCGCGCCATGTACGGCTTCTCGTGACCCCGTAGGAGGTCCCATGCTCTCCCCTGACGACCTCCGCGCCACGGGGCTCGCTGCGCTCCGCAAGGAGGCCGGCACCCAGAAGACCCGCTGGGACCTCTACAAGGGCGAGCACGACCTCCCCTACGCGCCCTACGGCGTGAACCAGGAGTACCTCGCCCTCCGCGAGATGGCCCGCGTCCCGCTCGTCCGCCTGGCCGTCCGCACCGGCGTCCAGCGCCTCCGCGTGGACGGCGTCCGCCTGGGCGGCGCTGACGACCGCGACAAGGCCACCTGGAAGGTCTGGCAGGCCAACCACCTCGACTCCCTCCAGCGCCTCGTCTACGTCCACGGCGCGGTCTTCGGCAAGGGCATCGTCTCGGTCTGGCCCAACGCCGCCGACCCGGACCTCCCCCACATCAAGGTCGAGGACCCGCGGCGCGTCTACGTCCACCCGGACCCGATGGACCCGTTCCGTCCGCTCTGGGCCGTCAAGACGTGGCAGGAGCAGCGCCAGGACGCCTTCGGGCGCGTTTACACCGCCCAGTGCGCCACGGTCTTCGCCGAGGGCTTCGTCTGGCGCTACGAGACCGAGTCGCCCTCTGCGGCAACCGAGGTCGGCTCCTGGGAACTCGTGGACGTCATGGACAACCCCCTGGGCCGCGTCCCGTTCGTCGTCTTCGCCCCCGAGATGGACGCCGACGGCGAGACCCTGTCGATGGTCGACCCGCTCGTCCCGATGCAACGGGCCATCGACACCATCCGCTTCGACCTCCTCCTCGCGGCGCAATTCGCCGCCTACCGCCAGCGCGTCGTCGTCGGCTACGACCCCGTCATGCGCGACGACGACGGCAACGTCATCGTCAAGAAGGACGCCGAGGGCAACCCCATCCTCGACGACAACGGCATGGCCCAGCCCGTCACCGCGACGCCTGGGCGCGTCGGCGTCGACCGGCTCCTCGTCTTCCCTGGCGCGGACACCAAGGTCTTCGACCTGGCCGAGTCGAACCTGGCCAACTACGTCACGGCGCTCGACATGCTCCTCGCCACCTTCGCCGCGACGTCCCAGGTGCCGGCCCAGTACCTCGCCGGCGACTTCAAGAACGTCTCCGGCGACCTCATGGTCGCCACCGAGGCCACGCTCCTCTCGCTCGTCAAGGACCTCCAGACCGCCTACTCGGACTCCTGGGAGACCGTCTTCTCGCTCGCCAACGTGGCGCGCGGCGAGGCCGAACTCCCGCTGGGCACCGAGGTCGTCTGGGCCGACGAGGCCCCCAAGAGCCTCGCCGTCGTCGCCTCGGCGATGTCCCAGATGGTCCCCAACGGCGCACCCGCTCGCATGTTCCTGGAGATGCTCCCCGGCGCGACCCAGGCCAAGGTCGAGCGCTGGATGGGCATGTCTGGCGACGCTCTCCAGCGCGCTCTCGCCGGCGACCTCGCCGCCGCTCTGACAGGACCCAAGGAGGCCCCCGTTGTCGACGATGCCCCCGAGCCTGTCCCCGCTGGCTGAGTCGCACTACCTCCAGCAGCAGGCCACCGCGCGAGCCGCCGCGGACGGCGCTCAACGTCTCTGGCGTGAGCAACCGTCCGCGGGGCTCCGCGACCGCTTCGCCTACTGGCGCACCGCGATCCCTGACCTCACGGACACCGTCCGCCTGGCCCAGGTGACCAACGCGACCCGCGGCGTCGAGTACGTCGACACGGCTGCGGCGCTCCAGGGCGCGACGAGCACCGACCGCCCCACGGTCGTCCCCTCGGCGTTCACCACGCCCGCGGACGACCTGGAGGAGTGGCTCCGCTCGCCGATGCTCCACCTCGCGGGGCTCCTCATGGGAGGCGCTCCCGAGACGGTCGCTCTGTCCGCGGCGCTGTCCACCCTCGTCCGCCAGGTCGGCACCCTCGTCCAGGACGCGGGCCGCGAGGCCGGCGGCGTCGGCATCTACGCCCACCCGGACCTCAAGGGCTACTTCCGCCGGCTCCGCACGCCCTCGTGTAAACGCTGCGCGGTCATGGCCGGCGCGTTCTACGAGGACAACGCCGGCTTCGACCGTCACCCGCTCTGCGACTGTACCCACGTCCCCGCCGCCGAGGACTACGAGGACGGCTCCTACGACGTCGCCTCCGCCATCAAGCGCGGCGACATCACTGGGCTGACCCAGGGCGAGCGCGACGCCCTCCTGGACGGCGCGGACCTCTCCCAGGTCGTCAACGCCAAGCGCAAGGGCTCGCTCCAGCGCTCGTCGATGTACGGCACGACGACGACCTCCTCGACCACGAGGCGCGGCGTCTACCGCGCCAAGGAGCCCCGGCTGACCCCCGACTCCATCTACCGCCAGGCAGGCGGCAACCGCGACGAGGCCCTCCGCCTCCTCCGCGACCACGGCTACCTCGCCTGACCCCCAAACCCCCACTCCCACAACGGGAGGCGCGTGACTGGCTCCGCTCTGAGCCAGGTTCCCCTCAAGGAGACCCATGACCGACACGTCCGCCGCCGCCGCTGCCGCTGCCAGCACCGAGGGCACCCCGCCCGAGGGCCAGGAGCAGGAGGCCGGCAAGACCTTCACCCAGGCAGACCTCGACCGCATCGTGGCCGAGCGCCTGGCGCGCGAGTCCAAGAAGTACGCCGACTACGACGACCTCAAGGCCAAGGCCGAGGAGGCCGCTCGTCTCCAGGCCGAGCAGGAGGAGGCCACCGCCTCCGACCTGGACAAGGCCGTCAAGGCCGCGCGCAAGGAGGTCGAGGAGGCCCTCCGGGCCGAGTTCGCCCAGGAGCGCGTCGCCGACAAGATCGACGCTCTCGCGGCGGGCAAGTTCGCCGACCCCGAGGACGCCCGCCTCCGGCTGGCCTCTCGCGTAGGCGAGTTCGTCCAGGACGGCTCGGTCGACACCGACGCCATCTCCAAGGCCCTCGACGAGGTCCTGGAGAAGCACCCCCACCTCGCCGCCAAGCCCGAGAAGACCCCGCCGCCCGCGCCCGAGCGCGCCGGCATCGGCGTCTCCGGCGACGGCAAGGGCAAGCCCCAGGTCTCCCCGGGGCTCGACCGGCTCCGCGCGGCATACGCCGACAAGGGCTGACCCACTCCCCTCCCAACTCCCCAGCGCGACAACCCTTTACGCCCGCGCTGACCCAACCCCGAAAGGAGAGCCATCATGGCTCTGTCCCTTGCCCAGGCTGCGGTCCTGTCCCAGGACGACCTCCAGCGCGGCGTCATCGAGACCTTCGTGCAGGAGAGCGTCGTGCTCGACCGCCTGCCGCTCCTGCCCATCGAGGGCAACGCCTACGCCTACAACAAGGAGGCGACGCTCCCCGGCGTGGCCTTCCGTTCCGTGAACGAGGGCTACACCGAGAGCACCGGCACCTTCGTGCAGGACTCCGAGGGCCTCGTCATCATGGGTGGCGACGCGGACGTCGACCGCTTCATCGTGCAGACGCGCGGCAACCTCAACGACCAGCGCGCGGCCCAGACCCGCCTCAAGGTCAAGGCGGCGTCCTACGCCTTCCAGGACGCCTTCATCAACGGCGACGTCGCCGTGGACTCCAAGGCCTTCGACGGCCTCAAGAAGCGCCTCACCGGCTCCCAGGTCCTCACCTCGGCCCTGACCGGCTCGCTCAACGCCGACGACGCCTCGCGCCAGGACTTCTTCGACGAGGTCGAGGAGGCCATCGCCCAGGCCAAGGCCGGCTCCGGCAACGCCGTCATCTACACCAACCGCCAGATGGTCGCCAAGATCAAGAGCGCGGGCCGGCGCATCGGCGGCGTCGAGATGGTCAAGGAGGACATGACCGGCAAGCGCGTCGTCATGTGGAACGGCATCCCCGTCCTCGACATCGGCCAGACCGCCGCGGGCGCGGACATCATCCCCGTGACCACCGGCAAGACCGACCTCTACGTCGTGCGCTTCGGCCAGGACGAGAGCGACGGGGCCGTGACCGGCCTGACCAACGGCGGCGTCTCCGTGCGCGACCTGGGCGAGGTCGACGACAAGCCCGTCTTCCGCACCCGCATCGAGTTCTACTGCGGCCTGGCGACCTTCGGCGGCAACGCCGCGGCGCGCCTGGCGGGCGTCACGCTCTGACCGTGACCGCCCCGACCGCCCCGCGGTCGCGCAAGGCCCCGACGTCGCCCTCTCCCTCACCGGAGGGGGCGGCGTCGCCCGCGGTCGACCCCGCGCGCCCGCCCAAGCACGGCAAGCCCCGCAAGCCCAAGGACCGCATCGAGACCTACGAGGCCGAGCGGCCCGACGGCACGCGCCTCAAGGTCGTCCGCAACGTCGAGACCGGCGAGGCCACCTACACGGCCCTCTGAGCCGCTGAGAGCGCCCGGGAGGTCCAACTCCGCCTCCCGGGCCTCTCGCTCGCTCCTAGCCCCGCTCCTGGGGCTCCCTGACCCCCTAGCGCCCGAAAGGGGCGAGGCTCATGCCCACCTACGTCCAGCCCTCGGACTTCGACGCGGCGCTCCCCACCGTCTCGGCCACGCGCCTCGACGAGGTCATCGCCGACGCCGAGGCGATGGCGACCCTCTACGCCCCCGGCCTCAAGGCCTCCGCCTTCCTGGCCGACGCCGACAAGATGGCCCAGGCCAAGGCGATCCTCCGCGCCGCGGTCATCTACCAGTGCGAGCCCGTCAACGACGGCGACCGCCCGCGCTCCCCCACCATCCTCGCGCCCTCGCAGATCGAGGCCCTCCGCTCCCTGACGCGCGGCACGGTCGCTCTCGGCGGCGTTTACACCGTCTCCCTCGCCCCGGACCTCTGACATGGCCCGCACCCGAGTCGTCCTCAAGGGGGCCGGCATGCGCGCGCTCCTCAAGGACGCCGGCGTCGTCGGCCACCTGGAGGACCGCATGGACAACGTCCTCGCCGAGGCCGTCGCCAACGCCCCGGTCGATACGGGGGCCTACGTCGACTCGCTCCACCTGGAGACCGTCGAGCACCCCACCCGCACCGTCGTCCGCGTCGTCGCTGACGTCGAGCACGCCCTCGCGGTCGAGGCCACCACCGGCAACCTCTCCCGCGCCCTGGACGCCGCTGGAGGCCGCGCATGACCGCTCCCGAGCCCATCCTCTTCCCCGACGCCGAGCGGCTCGCCATCGCCGTCCTGACGACGGCCCTGGGCAACCGCTCCGAGGAGTACGCCCAGGACGTCTACCTCGACGTCACCGAGCCCCAGACCCGCCGGCGTCGCCAGGTCGTCGTCCGCCGCGACGGGGGCCGACGCCTGGACCTCGTCCGCGAGGCCCCGCGCCTGACCTTCCGCGTCTGGGGCCGCGACGACACCGAGACGGGCGACCTGGCCCGCCTCGTCGCCGCGCTCCTGGGCGCTGCCGCGGACGGCTCCACTCCGCTCCTCCGCGTGACCACGTCGGGGCCGTACCGCGTCCCTGGCACCGACTACCGCCTCCTGACCGCCGAGTTCACGGTCAAGGGCTCGCCGCTCTCCTGACCGAGCGGACCTCCGCGCGCTCCTCCCTCCCCAACTCCCCTCTCTGACAGGAGAACCCAGCATGTCCCTCGACGCCACCAACGTCCGCGTTGCCGTGACGGGCGCGGTCTACCTCGCCCCCTCCGGCACCGCCGCCCCGACCGACGCCGTCACCGCCCCCGCTGCCGCCTTCAAGGACCTCGGCTACGTCGGCGAGGACGGCGTCACCGAGACGCGCGAGCGCTCGTCCGAGAAGATCAAGGCCTGGCAGGGCTCCGCCACCGTGCGCGAGGTCGTCACCGAGTCTTCGCTCACCTACACCTTCGTCCTCATCGAGACCAAGAAGGAGACCGTCGAACTCTTCTACGGCTCCACGGTCGACGCCAACGGCATGGTCGCCATCGACCCGAGCGCGACCGGAGGCCGGCACGCCCTCGTCATCGACGTCATCGACGGCGACGACTTCATCCGCACGACCATCGACGACGGCGAGGTCACCGAGGTCGGCGACCAGGTCTACGCCGCCGGCGAGCCCATCGGCTACGAGGTCACCGTGACCGCGTACCCCGACGGCAACGGCGTCGCCGCGCGGAAGCACTACTCCGCCCTCGACACCACCCCGTGACCCCTGGCGGGGGCGAGTGCTCTGCGCGGACGCTCGCCCCCGCTTCTCCTCTGCCACAACGTAATCCGCGCTCCCATCCGCGCAACCCCGAAAGGCTCCCCTCATGGCTCCGTTCGTTTACACCGTCCCCGGCACGACCAAGACCGTCTCCCTCACCCCCTTCGACCGGCTCCCGGCTGGCGTCTTCCGCAAGGCCCGCAAGATGGGCGAGATGGACATGACGTTCTCCCTCATCGAGGCCGCGACCGACGAGGCCGGCCTGGCCGTCGTCGACGAGATGCCGCTCCCGGACCTCAACGACCTCTTCCTCGCCTGGAGCGAGGCCGCGGGGGCCGACCTCCCTTCCTCCTGACGCTCCTCGACCTCCTAGAGAGGCACCGAGGAGCCTTCGACTACGACTGGCGCACCCGCTTCCATCTCGGCGTCGAGGAGATGCCGGCCCGCATGGGCTGGGCCGAGGCCTTCCGCCTCCTCCGCATCCTCGTCGAGGACCCCTCCTCCCAGGTCGCCACGGCGATCAACGGCTGGGACTACGCGACGACCCGCGAGGCGCTGACCCTCGCCGACCTCTACGACGCCTACGGCGCGGCCACCTTCAAGAAACCCAAGCGCTACCCGCGGCCCTGGGCCGACAAGGACAAGACGCGCCTCGGCAAGACGTCGCTCCCCCAGCACAAGGTCCGCGCCCTCCTGGCGTCCCGTGCGCCCGTGCGCGAAACCCCCTCTCCCACAACGCCCCCGGCGCGTCGTCGTGACGCCCGGGGGCGCTTCCTCCCCAAGGAGTAGCCCATGTCCGAGGTCGCCAGCGCCTTCGTCACCCTCGTCCCGTCCGCCAAGGGCTTCGGCAAGGGCATCGGCTCGCAGATCGACGGCGACGTCTCCCGCGAGGGCAAGCGCTCCGGCTCCAAGTTCGGCGGGGCTATGGGCCTCGGCGCTGGGATGGCGATGGCCAAGGCCTTCGCCCCCATCGCCGCGGCCACCGCGGTCGCCTCCGGCGTCGCCTGGCTGGCCGGCACCGCGGACGCCGCCTCGGACCTCAACGAGACGGTCAACAAGAGCAACGTCATCTTCGGCAAGAACGCCTCGGCGATGGACGCCTGGAGCAAGACCGCCGCGACGAGCATGGGCCTGTCCCGCTCCGAGGCCCTCAACGCCGCCGCCGGCTTCGGAGATATGTTCTCCCAGTTGGGCTTTGCCGGCGACAAGGCCGCGAGCATGTCCAAGAGCGTCGTCCAGATGGCGGCTGACCTCGGCTCGTTCAACAACCTCCCGACCGCCGAGGTCGCCGACATGATGGCTGCCGCCTTCCGCGGCGAGTACGACTCGCTCCAGCGCCTCGTGCCGAACATCAACGCCGCCCGCGTCGAGCAAGAGGCGCTCGCCATGACCGGCAAGAAGAGCGCCAAGGAACTCACGGCCCAGGAGAAGGCCGCGGCGACCCTCGCCATCGTCCAGCGCGACGGCGCGCGGGCCGCGGGTGACTTCGCCCGGACCTCCGACGGCGTCGCCAACAAGGCCAAGATTCAGGCCGCGCGCATGGAGGACCTCAAGGCCAAGGTCGGCCAACTCACCCTCCCCCTCAAGAGCCTCGCCCTGGACGCCTTCGGTGGCCTCATCACCTTCGGCGAGCGGGCGCTCCCCGTCATCGAGAAGGGGGCCTCTGCGGTCGGCGGCTTCGTCAAGAGCCTCTCCTCCGGCTCCGGCCAGGCCGGCGCGTTCGGCGCTGCCGTCCAGGCCGTCGGCGCATGGTTCCAGACCTCGCTCCTGCCGGCCTTCCGCCAGGTCCAGGCCGCGGTCATGGGCTTCGTCTCCGTCGCGCTGCCCATCGTCCAGTCCTTCGTGACCGGCATGCAGGCCCGCATGGCCCCGATGGTTCCGACCATCCAGGCCATCTTCTCGACCATCGGCTCCATCGTCACGACGGCCATGCAACTCATCGCGG